TTTGCCAAATACTTGTTAACCAATTTATTAATCACAGGTAAGTATTGTTTAATAATTTTTGTTTTGATACCTGTATCTTTTAATAAAGAACCAGCAACTTCATAATATGTTTTTTCTTCAAGTAGTTCTTTATATTCTGTTTCTTTATTTTCTATTTCAACTTTTAATTCTTTTAGTTTTACTTCTTCAGCATCCGATTTAGTTTTTGTGTTTTGTAGTTCTTCAATCTGTTCTTTTAACTTTTGAATGTATTTGTTTATCTCGGTAACAGAAGTATTATTGGTTGCAATCTTAATCTGTAACTCTTGGACTTCTTTTTGTTTTTCAGCAATCGCATTAAGTTTAGCTTGTTCTTCTAATACTTTTGTTTCTAATTCTGTTAAACCATGGCTACATTCATCTACTTTTTCTTTTAATACAGACACCTCTGTTTGTTTAAATGTTTGTTCAATATGTTGTCTACAAGTTGGACAGTTATCATTATGTTCAAAGAAATCAATATCTCTTTTATACTTTGAGAGATTTGTTTCAATCTGAGCTTCTAATTGGTGGAATCTTTTGACCTTTTTCTCGGTTTCAATTCTATTCCCAATATCCGTCTGAATTTCTGATACTCTGGATCCAATGCTTTGTATTTCTTCATTGAGTTTTTTAATATTGTTTTCATTATCGGTGATATCTTGTTCATGTTTTTTTATTTTTTCATTGTTATCTTGTTTAAGTTCATTTACCCTTTTTTCTTCAAAAATAAATTCTTGTCGAACTAATTGTAACTCGTGTTTTTTCTCATTGGTCAATTCTTTATTGGTTGATAATTCTTCTTTGACCAGTTTATTCATTGTAGAAAAGATTTGAATATCTAATAAGTCTTCGATAATTTCTCGTCTATCTCTACTTGATAGTTGCATGAATGGTGTAAATGAGGCTGAACCTAAAACAACAATCTGTGTAAAAGATTTGTAGTTCATTCTTAGAATAAACTTTTCAAGTTGTTCTTGGTAATCTCTTACTGTTGCTTCTTGATTAACCAGTTCACCATCAACATATATCTCAAAAGTATTTGGTTTGATGCCTCGTATAATTTTATACGATTTATTGTTTGTATCAAACTCAACCTCAACAACACAACCTTTACTGTTGATAGAATTTGTTAGATTAGCTTTAGGAATATCTCTAAATGGTTTCCCAAATAAACCAAAACACAAAGCATCCAGCATGGTTGACTTACCTGAACCATTAACACCCACAATTAAGGTATTGATGTTCTTGCTTAAATCAACTTCATTAAAGTAATTGCCGGTTGAAAGTAGATTCTTCCAACGGACTTTTCTAAATAATATCAATCAGTTTCTTCCGTGTGTAAGGCTTCTGTATATAATTCACGCATAATATCTTTTAGTTTTTCACTATTCACTTCAAGTTTTAAACCATCAATGTATTTTGATAATATCGTCATTGTATCTTCTGCTTGGTTTACAATTTCTTCATCTGATTCTAAATTGTTTTCTGAAAAATCTTCAACAATCGAAATATCAGCTGCACCCACTTTATATAAATTATCAGTTAAATGGTCAAACAAATATGGATTTTGTTTATGTAATACAACAATTTTAACATAGTTGTCTTTATACATCTCAAAGTCCATACTCTGAATATCATTTAAAGATAGGTCGTTATCATCATAATTTATTTTATGAAATATTTCAAATGGGTTTTTTATAAATTCTAAATCTCTTGTGTGAGTGTCGAATATATGAAACCCTCTTGGATCATTCCAATCCGCCCATGTCATTTGACCTGGTGTGCCAACATAAAAGATATGACCATCATTTGACTTATGATGAAAATGTCCAGTCAATACGATATCATACTTGGTTAATGGTTTTTTGTCAATACCTGTTTGTGAAACATTGCCTTTATCCATTTCGAAACCTTGTATCTCAAAATGTCCAAAACAAATTTGTGATTTACTATTTTTAATGTGTTCCATAATTTGTTCTTCATTTTCAGCACATAGCCAAGGAACAATATCAATAGGAACACCATCAAAGTCTTTTGTAATAAACTCATCATAAATGGTGATGTTATCATATTCATTTAATAAAAGTTTTGATGAGTTGACTTCTAATGTATTACGGTAACTAATATCATGGTTACCTAATATTGAATAGAATGTAATGTTGTTTTCTTTTACTTTATCAAAGAAATATTTGCGACAAAGATGAAGTGTATTGAAGTTAATAAATTTTCTTCGGTCAAATAAATCTCCCATTTGAAAAATGGTATCAATATTATTTTCTTTTAAATATGGGAAAAATATTTCATCATAAAACTTTTCATAGTGTTTATGAAAGATAATAGAATCACCACGCATACCAAAATGCGTATCACCAAGAATACATAATTTCATATTATATTTGTTTTATAAATTTTTCTATTTGGTCTTTAATGTGAAGCTTTTCTTGTTTCATTTTATGTAAAGATGAATCATCAAGATATAATGAATACCCTATTTTTATTTTTTCATCAAGTAGTCGATGTCTTACTTTTAATGCTTCTATTTTATCTTGTATCATTAAAATGTCCTTTCATAAACAGGAATGGTTTCACATATGTCTTCGTGGTTTTTATATTCACAATCTTTTAAGAATATACCACCACACGAACATAGTATAACACACATAAACATCATAAGAGGCAAAGATTTATTCATCTAAGAATTTATCAAGGCCTTTTACTTTAGCATCTTTTTTCTTTTGTTTTGATTCTTCAAAATCTTGGATGAACTGTGAAATATTATCATACAATTCAAATTGTCTTGTGTTACCATTTTCATCTTCAAAAACTTCAAACTCATCTAAAATACCAATTTGTTCTGTAGCTTTATATTTGACATACAGTTGTTTCTTTTCTCTGGTAATTCTTCGAAGAAAAGCATAGTAGATAATCTGTGTAAAATATGCAAAAGGATTCTTTGATTTTTCTGGATTGAAATTACGGAAATACATCATACAGTTTTCAATACCATCAGCAATCATCTCATCTCTAAATGAATATGATACAAAGTTTGGTTTGCGTGATAGATGGTCTGCAATCTTTAGAAAGCATTCACCTACATAATTTGGAATTTGCGGTTGTGGTTTGCCTTTTTTATCGGCAATGTCACAATCTTTTTTATATGCAATCAGTGCAGCTAAAAAATCTGCATTGTTGACATAGTGTTTTTCTCTTTTTGCCATAATATACCTTCTTTCAAATTTGCCTAATTTAGGCCTTGACAAACATTAATTTTACCATTATAATACTGGTGTCAGTTGCGAGGTTAGGACCTCCTGGATCCTATCTAATAACTTAAACACTCGTTTTCTATATTCAAATCCTAACATTGATGCTTTCTGTCCATCTTTATAAGGTGGTATTCGATTTTCTGAATAGTATTGATTGCCTGTAATATCAATTATATTATTGTTTGTATCTACGCACCACCAATGCCAAATACCTTCATCATCTAATGCACGATTTAATTTTATTTGTTTTGTTCCAAAGACCTTTTGTAAACAAGCAGAAGCTGTGTGACAATGACCAAACATAGGATTGTTTTTGTTTCGTTCTACCCATTTTTTAGGTAATAAATCTGGTGTTAAATTATTCACAATAACTTTTGTTACCATATTCAAATTGTTTTCATTATATTCAAGCATAACTAATGTAATTGACCTTTGTCTTTTGGTCTTTCTAAACTGTTTAATAAATCATCAATCGTTGAAGAATCATCATCATAATATTCATCAATTTCATCCATCCATTCATCTTCTCTTTGAATATTTTTGTTTGCTTTGTCCAACATATCACCAGTTCTTTGTGATTCTTTTTCAATCTGACCAATAGCATTTAAATAATATTCAATTAAACTATCTTTTGGACTTGTTTCAGTCACAATTTCAGAATTATTTAATATGGCCATATTATCAGATATCACTTCAACTGGCAACCATGGAACCATCATCATTACCGATCCTGTTGGACTTCGGCGTATTACGATAACCATAGGACTATTTAAAACTGTGGTGTTTTCATCAGCTATAATATCAGCTATAATGTCTTCACCTGATTGAAGCCTAACTACTTTTATATTCAGTGATTCAGCCATTTTTGAGTTCGATGTTGTAAAACTTATATTTGAACTTTTCCTCATCGTATATTTTCATTCTTTCAATAAAATGTTTTAGTGTGTAATTGGTAAATTTACCAACTCTAAAATCATCAGCTATGTCAAACAAAGTTGCAACTTCTTTATTATCTCCTACTCTAAGTCCTCTACCGATTGATTGTAAGTTTCTTATTCGTGATTTGCTTGGTGATGCAAAGATAATGTTGTGTAAGTTCCTTATATTTATACCTGTGGAAAAGGTACCATATGATGCGACAATGATGGCGTCTTTTTCTTTTTCAGTAATAGCACGAATTGCTTCACGAGCTTCTGTATCTGTTCCACCAAATACAAAAAAAGTTTTTCGTTTTTTTGATTTCTCTTTAATTATTTCATAAAGAGATTTGCCATGTTTCTCAACAAACTGAAATAGTATCAGTGTGTTGCCTTTTAATGATAATGTTAAATTTCTTATAAAATCATTTCGAGCCTTGTTCTGAACAATATAATCCATTTCGGTATTATAATCCCAATCTCTCGCTGTTTTACAAGTAACCTCAGGATATTTTAACACTAAACATTTAATTTGAAACTCAGCTAAATGTTTTTGT